GTATGTTCGTATTAGCATTGATTATCGTTTGTATAATGCTCAAAGATTGGCTTGGCTTTTTATAACTGGAAAATGGCCTGATAAATTGATTGACCACATTGATGGCAATCCTTCTAATAACCGTTTTACTAATTTGAGAGAATGTGATCACATTCAAAATGGCGCTAACAGAAAAATGTCCTCTGCCAATAAATCTGGCTATAAAGGTGTTTCTAAAGTTAAAGCGACTGGGAAATGGGGGGCGTGGATAAAGGTTGCAGGAAAAAGTAAAAATCTTGGAAGCCATTTCAACACCCCAGAAGAAGCGTACGAGGCTTACAAAAAAGCGTCCAACCAAATGCATGGGGAATTTGGCCGCCACTAGAACCTCCCGTCAATCTGATAGCGATATCTGATTGCACCTAAACGCCAAAACGTACCAACATCGCTCGATGATATATTGAAGGCCATAAGACGCGCTCTAATGCGAACGGAAATGTATTCTGTAGCTTGCGTCATGGTGTATGGGCCATACTGAACAGGCGTATCGCCGGGGTAATTGGTAACGTAAAATGTAATCTGCACCGTAGCATTAGGGTTGCCGGAATACGTACCCCACTTCATGTCGGGCCATATTTGATCAATAAAAATCAAATTATCGGCTTCATTAAGTTGAAAATAACCCGTTTGGAAGGACGACAGCATGGCGGTAGTTTGTGTGCCGTTGGCGGCATCATTGCCTACTTCGTGCTGATACAGGTAATTATCAGACCCAGCACCAATAGGAGACCCAAGAACAGATTGATCAATCCAAGCAGTCCGGCCAAGAGTGCCAAAGTCCCATTGTTGGAGAACCGTATTGTATTTAACATAGCTGTCGTTTTCCGTGGACGATGCCGATGGATAATACCACGTCACTTCGTTGAACTGGCTATTTACGCCGCAGCATACTTTGCTGAGATAAGATGTATTGATGTTTTGGAATATAACATCCCAAACAGGGCATGGAATAGATTGGGGGCCGGAACCCATCGACATAAAGAACTGCTTTTGCGACATCCAATAAATAGCGCCGTTCAACTGACCCGTGCAGTGTCTTGATATAGCGCCGCAGTTTGATCCGATTTTGTTAAACCCGTAGACGAACGGAGGACCAATATATTGCATCGCCCAAAGGTCTAAGTCGGTCCATAAAAGACCCTGTTGTGGCCCCTGAATGCCAGCAACAATCTTTGACCCTGTTGGAATACGGTATGAACCCGCTTGGTTTGTCGGTGTTGCTGCCCATTGAGTAAAATCTTCTATGTCAGACCAACGGACAAGCATAGGGTCAGGCGACAGGGTAAACGACGAACCATAAGCAATAACTTGGCGTTCAGGCATGGCAACGAATATGCCGCTGTTTACCAATGGGCCATTGCCGCCAACAATTTGCGCGTTTTGGAGCTGACCGCTTGGATCCCAGTAATAGATTGCTCCACCTGCGGGACAGGCGATAAGGTCTTGCCCAAAGTTATCAAGCGTCCAATCGGTGGCCGTAATTGCAGTGCCGGGGACAGTTGGCTGCGTTGTGCCAACACCAAATCCACCCACACCAAAACCACCAACACCAAAACCAGTGCCTAAAGGTTGAGGGCCGATGGCAACGTAGAACGTGGATTGCACCAACCCGCTATTAATGACGGTAGCCGTAGTTGGACCAACAGTAGACGTCGCGCTATTTGCAGCCGCAAACGTAAACGAGCTAGTCGTTAAAACGCTTTGAACGGTATAGAGTCCAAAAAGTGGGATACCGCCGACTGTTGTTGATACGCCAACATAAAAAGAATCACCTACGTTAAACCCGTGGTTGTCAAAATAGGCAGTGACGATAGATGAGCCATTTGTTGTTGCAAAAGCATATTCAGCAACAAGACGCGCTGTACCGGATCCAGATCCTACGCCAGTGGCTGTAAAAATAACACCGACCGTATTGGCTGCAGCACCGATCGACGTAAAGCTCGTTGAGCCTACCGAAACAATCTCATAGGTATTGCCTACAACGAATGAACCACCCACGGTGTTAGTGGAGGTATTGGCCGTTAATGTGGCAACAGACGACGCGTAGATTGAATATTGCGTACCTGCAGCCGATTGGATTTTGTAGGGTCCATTAAGAACCAAGCCGCCAACGGTTACGGGCGTGACATATGTAACGTAATCCAAAACGGAAGCTGTGATATTGCTATCGGTTACGGTTACAACATTTGACCCCGATGTAGTAGCAAACACGGGCGCGGTATTGGTTACAGACGTTTGAGGCGTAATATTGACAAGATTATTGCCTGTTAAAACGCTTAATGAAGATTCTGCGCCAATACCAAGATGGTTTGTTGCGTTAAGGTCTGCCCAACCTTTGAGGGCGCGTATTTTGGAACCGATCGATGACGCGTAATAAGCCACCCACCCGCCAAGTTTTTGAGCCAATCCATAGCCGTTACGTTCTGGCAAAAACCGTATAAAAGACGACGACGAGTATGCTGCTTCGTTCAACGCAGGTGTTGTGTTGGTCTCTACGCCGGGTTTTAGTTTGATCGTATTATGAGGCATGGATTACCTCGTTGGAGCGGCAAAAGGAGCAGGCGAATAAGAAGTCCATGCTGCAGCTTCAAATTTCTTGCGGTTCTCTTCAACCATTGCGCTCTTGAGGAGGCCTTGATATTGGCTTTCATACGTTTGCGCCATGGCGGGATCGTCATTCAATCGGCCAAAGTTGCGTTGGTAGGCCGAGATATAGATCATAGATGCCATGATAAACATGTCAGGCAGATAGACCGAAATGTAAGTTTGCGTGTTCGTTGCAGATAGCGGAGCAGAACGCACGGTGCCTGTTAGGCGAATGGCGTAGTTAAGGTCAGGGATAGGACCGACAATCATATTCTGACTAGTCAAACCAGTTGTGGCTGAATCACCACCATAGACGGCAAAATATTGCGGAAGACCCGTGGCCGACCCCGTGCCGTATACGTTTTGAATAAATTCTTTGCCGACTGGCAAAAGAGGCGCTGAACTGCCCGACCCGTCAATAACCTCAAAGGTTTCCATGACCACAAAGGAAGACGTCGGGATTGTTAAGGTGCCATTACCCGCCGTCAAAGAATAGGACGAATTGCTGATCTGGGTCGACAGGAAATCGAGGTCACGCTGCATCCGCAGTTCGGCGTATGAGATCATCTGAGGCAAAATGATCTGGAAGTTGGTATCCGTTGTCGGAACCACCGCCATGGTAGCGATCTGCTGGACAAAAGAATTATAATCCATGATTACACCATATTAAATGCGGTTTGCTCGACTTCTAAGACGCGCCTAGACCAGCCTTTGCC